CTCTGCTAGATTTGTTCAAGAAGGTACATTAGCTGCTGATGATAATACAATTAATGCACCAGCTGGTGCTTTGTTTATAAGAGGTATAGAAGTATTTAATTCTACTTCAGCTACTACAGGTAACGGAAGTTGGTTAGAAAAAAAAGACCAAACATATTTATCAGAATATACAGATAGATTAACAGGGCCCGAAGGTGATAGGACAGCTCAAGATGTAACAGGTTTTCCTAAATATTATGCAATGTTTGGTGGTGCAGATAACACTACGGACACTTCATCTGGAGGTATGTACATAGCTCCTACACCTGATGCTAATTACAAATTTAGAATATATTATAACAAAATGCCAAATGGTCTTGGGTCAGGCACTGGTTTTAATAACAACACATATTTAAGCACATATTTTCCACAGGGTCTATTATATGCATGTTTAGTCGAAGCTTATGGGTTTTTAAAAGGACCGACTGATATGTTGACTTACTACGAAAATAGATATAAAAATGCAATACAACAGTTTGCAGGAATGCAGCTTGGAAGACGAAGAAGAGACGATTACACTGACGGCACTGTTAGAATACAAGTCAAATCTCCGTCTCCGTAACAAGGAGTAAAAAATTATGGCAATATCATCAGCGATTTGTAACAGCTTTAAACAAGAAATTTTAGTTGGTACTCACAACTTTACTGCATCATCTGGAAATAGTTTTAAATTAGCTATGTACACAAGTTCAGCATCTTTAGGTGCAGGTACAACAGCTTATAGCACATCAAATGAAATCTCAAATACATCTGGTTCAGCTTACACAGCTGGCGGAAAAGCACTTACAAGTGTTACTCCTGTATTAGATGGATCAACAGCAGTTTGTGATTTCGCAGATATTAGTTTTACTTCTGCATCTTTTACAGCAAATGGATGTTTAATTTATAACGATACACAATCTGATAAAGCATGTGCAGTAGTTGCTTTTGGTGGAGATAAAACTGTATCTAGTGGAACTTTTACAATTCAATTTCCAGCAGCAGCAGCTTCAACAGCAATTATTCGTATAGCGTAGGTATCCCATGTCAGTAGGATGGGGTCGATTATCCTGGGGACAAGCAGGTTGGAATGATGCAACCACGGTTAAAGAAGGTTGGGGTCGTCTTACTTGGGGATCTCAAACATGGGGTGAAGCACCCGGTGTAACTCTTTCCGGACAACAAGCAACAACATCAGTAGGATCAATTACAGTAGAACTAAGACCTGGTTGGGGAACTCTTGATTGGGGTGAAAATGGTTGGGGTAGTGTTGAAGAAGGTATAGAAAATTTAACTGGTCAATCTGCAACTGCATCTGTAGGAGCAATTACTCCTGCTGATGTTGTAGGATTAACCGGTCAAGCAGCAACAACTTCTGTTGGTGCATTTACAGGAACAGGTGCAATTATTCTTTCACCTACAATTACACCAACAGGTCAAGCAGCAACTGCTTCTGAAGGTCAATTAGATATAAATAATGGCGCAGATCATACTCAAGGTTTAACAACTTTAGTTGGAACAACTGCAGTCGGTTCTATAACTGTGGGAATAGGTGTTGATTTAACTGGAGTTGAAGCAACTTCTTCCGTAGGTGATATAACAACAAGTGACGCACAAGTATTTACATTAACTGGCGTAGGAGCTACTTCTTCTGTAGGATCAATTGTGGTTGGAATAGGAGTTCCTTTAACAGGAGTTTCCGCAACGGTTTCTGTAGGAACAATTTCACCCGCAGATGTTATGGGATTAACTGGAGTTGAGGCAATTTCTAGTGTAGGAAATGTTGCTCCATTAGGATATGGAGATGTTGATATTAGTGGAAATACAAGTTATAGTAATGTTAATAAAACAAATAGCGCGAGTTATTCCGATGTTGACGTAACAGGAAATACATCGTATACAGACGTAACACACGCAGCATAGGAGAACAAAATTATGGCTTCAACATACACACCTCTTGGTGTAGAACTAATGGCAACTGGTGAAAACGCCGGTACATGGGGAACAAAAACTAATGCTAACTTATCTTTAGTCGAACAGTTAACTGGTGGCTATGCAGCTTTATCTATTGCAGGTGGAGCAGGAACTCAAGCGTTAACTATTGTAGATGGTGCGATTACTGGAACAGCTCAATTTAGAATGATTGAGTTTACAGGAACTATTTCTGGAAATAGAATTATAACTATTCCAAATGACGTAGAAACTTTTTATTTTTTAAGAAATTCAACATCAGGCGCTTATACAGTTCAATTTAAATATGCAACTGGTTCAGGCGACACTCATACTTTTGCTACTACAGATAAAGGTGATGCTATTTTAGTTGCAACAGCAAATGATGGCACTAATCCAGATATATACAAAGTAGCAACTGGAGATGTAACTCTCACTGGAACACAAACTTTAACAAACAAGACATTAACTTCACCTAAAATTGGTACATCTATTTTAGATACTAATGGCAATGAATTAATGCTTTTAACAGCTACAGGTTCAGCAGTTAATGAAATTACACTAG